TAGCTAAACCTGTAGTCATGTCGTCATTAACTTGACCGTATTTTTCCTTACCTAAAATTTTATCAATTTCGGGCGAAACTATCTTTTCTATGTCTAATGTATGATTCCAAACAACATCAAAAGCCTTACTAGGAGTATTAAATAGTTGTGCTACAGCTTCAAGTTCTGCTTGAGTTGTAACTGGGTACTCGTCATTGCCAATAGTAACCTTTAAAATATAATTACTAATACCATCTAAAGTACTTAAATCTGCTTGTCTTAATGACTTCTTATATTCTATTGTATCAAATATTCTAGTGGTTCTAGGTCTAGCATATCTTTCGTAAGGTTGTTTTCTGTAGGTAATATGTCCTACTAGACGACTATCTAATTGATATTCTCCACCCTTATCTGCTGCTGCCTTTAAATCGGCAGGCAAGGATTTTATTAAAGCCTTTTCTTCCTCTGTTAATTCGTTTTGAGGTTTCTTAATAGTTTGAGTGAGTTCGGGTGGTAAGGTAATCTTTGTAGAAACTTTATCAAACAATAAATTACCATCTATTGTGACGAGTGCGGGGTTTAGCACCGTATAAGCAACGGGCATATGTCCTTTTGACCAGATATTCTTTTTAGCTGCTGTTTCTTTACTGGCCGATTTTTTACTTGGATTGTTAACTTTTTGGCCTGGAATAGGTGAGAGGTGTGATACTCGGGGTTCGTATTTAGCCAATACTTTATATGTAGTTACGTGACCTACTTTAAAAAAATCTAAGAACACCCATTCTAAAATTTCATCAAACCTGACATCGAATGTCCAAACATCATAAAACTGTTTGATGTTCTCATCATCAATGTCGTTTTCGAAACCTTTGCGGGCGAGGCCGGCTAACAAATTAGTAGCAGCTCCCACCATAGGGTCTGTATAATAATACTGGATAGCTCTTTTAAAACCTTCTTTCGGGTCTTGAGTATAAGGGTCAGGTTGGGCCAAATCTAAATTAGTACGCTGGACGTAGTCCCTAGTAATGGTTGCAGCACTTTCTCTGGCCATCCTAGGGACTATTCCACCCTTGTTAGCATCAATAAATGCTAAACTTTTTTGCGTCGGCTCAATATAGAACGTAGACTGCCCTGTATTTTCATTTACCTCGATAGAACGTATCCCTACATCCGGGTATTTTTCCCGCAGCGTAGCTGTCATTTCATTGAGGGTATCTGATTTCATAAATTAAATCTCCTAATACTTACCTTTATCCAGTTCCCTACCAGTTTTTCTTCGTCCAATTTTGGCATCTACACCACTGTAGGTAGGTTCAATGCCAGTTCTGTGGCGTGTATAATCGTCTGCCCAACTTTCAACTGCAGCATCATCTGTTCCTGCTCCTGATACTGTAGCCCACCAGTTTTCGGCAATGAAATCTAGGTCAGTCATTTTTTACTCCTTATTCCTCTGCTTTTAGTTTCTGTACAGCGAGTTCGATCAGTAAATTAATCATACTGTCACCGAGCTCTTTACCCTGAACTTTCAACATTTCTTTAATTTTTTCAAAAGCAAGAGTTCTTTTTTCTTCGTTTGCAAGATCTGTAGCTGCAAGTTCTCTAACAACATCCAAAACCGCATCTAGAACCTCTTTAGACGCAAAGCTAATAATAGCCATTACAATGGGTTTGAGCCATTTCCATACTGATGTAAAAAATACCTTTAATGCATCCCACATAATTCTTACCTCCTATATTATCTTATAGTATCGCTGGTCTGTGGTGTTTCCTTAACACCTTTCGTTTTTGAAGCTGAATCAGTAGCCTGGATGTTTGGAACCACATCCGGAACCTTTCCCCTCCGAATAGTACTAAACATATTACTTAACAAAGTAGCAATTTTGTCATCCTTAGTGCTCTTTGTAAGCAAGGCTGCACCCTTTAAAAGTGTAATAAGAACATAAAGGGACATCCAATTAGCACCCACAAAATCTAACAGTATTCGGTCAAATGAGAACATAGGACACCTCCTATTTGTAATAAGGTTAGTTTATTACTTTATCTTCTTTTTCAGTAATGCCGCTGACATTGGAACCGCACCCATTGCGGCCCTACCTCCCCCTAACTGATTAATGGTATTAAAATCTTTTGATGATTGATTTCTTAATCTGACCATACCACCTGAATTATGTAGTACAGGATCCCCATCGCCTTCTAATTCTTTTTCGACCATTCTAGCACCATGTGCAGCTAGTATAACAGCAGAATACAAGTCCTTGTTCATTCCTTTAGTAGGTGTATCGAAATGTAGAATACCAGTCGCTGTTTGTGTCACCACTATGTTTAACATTTGAGATTTAAGTGTTTTAATATTCTCGTAATTAGCGGCTTCTAAATCTAAAGTAGAGCCGATAGGCGTTTCTGGAAATAAAAGTTTTCTATCTTCTAACATAGATTTAGTAGTAAAGTTGGCGTCTGAAATCCAAGCAGGATTAAAGTGAACCAATTCTAAAATATGGCGGCCGGGCAAATGTTTATGGTCATCATTAGTTCTATCTATAATAGGCTCATAGCCATTATATCCTTCTTCTAATAAGTCACAGATAGCCTTACCACCACCGCCTTTATCCATAAAAATTCTTATTACATTAAATTTATCACAAATTTCTTGTATAGCTTTAGTTAATTCTTGTGTCTTCATTCTTTTTAATTCTAATACACCTACAATCCTGTTGGCCCCGCCGGCAGTAACTTTTAATATTACAACACCAGTACTAGCCTTACCACCTTGGTTGGGATCAACTCCTAATATATATTGTGATCCTTTTTCTCCGCGTAATTCTATCGTGTGGCCACTACCACTTGTACACTGTTCAAGTAGCGAGGCCTTAAAAAAACCTTCCGAGTCAGATATCATAGCAGCCTCGTATTCCATACGGAACTCTGCGTGTGACATTACACGGCGGGCTTCTTCAATATTATTTGTGTCTAAAAATCCTGTTGGTAAATCCCAGTGTGGAACTTGCCAAACCGAATATGGACATTCCTCTCCTCTTTGTTCGGCTAACTCCATCTGTGACCAATGGTCTTTCATACGACGCCACATATGATTAAATTTGTAATAACCAGATGAGGTCATTACCATCTTATTCACAGTTTCTTCTTCGAAATCTTCTGCAGTAGCAAGACCGAGCGAGATGAGTCTCTCTTGTTGTTCTAAACGACGTACACGTTCCATAGGAGCAAGAGATGTTGCACCCATAGGACGAACAACCATATCTAAAGTCTGATCTGGAACCTGAGCTAACTCGTCCACCACAATTAAATAAAAACGAGACCCACGAATCTTGTTACCATCACCCAAAGGCAAGGCCTCGATATAAGACGGAGTCATTCCGGCAACTGATTTAAATTTTAAATAACAGGTATCTGACCCGCGGGTAGGTTTCTTTTCGCAGGCCTCTCTAAGAAGTGAAGACTGAGCGTAGAGTTTTTCTACTTCAGCAAATATCATTTTGGATTGGCGGAAAACGGGTGCTATAAGGCCAACACGATAACCTGGCTTTAACATGCAACTAAGAGCCGATAGAACACCCAATGTAAAGGTTTTACCAAAACCACGGCCGGCGACAGTGATTACATAATTCTTGAACCACATATCCTCAAACACCAAACGCTGGATAGGAGCAAAGTCCACACCCAGCAAATCGTAGGCAGCTATACAGGGGTTAGCGTGATAAAATTGTATTAAATCTCTACCCTGATCTAAAACCTCTTCGTATTGTCTGTTCTTTCTATTACTAATCATCCTCGAAGCTGCGTTCTTTAACGTCGGCATCGTACCGGTTGCCTTCGTATTCCTCCCTCTTTTTTAACATCTCCTCTTCTTCTTGCTTAAGTTTATCAACTTTTTCTTTTAGTGCAGCACGCTTCTCGTTGTTAAATGCTACAGCTAAATCCACAATAGAAAAGCCTTTAAACTCATTTGGATTATACCTATCTTTACGTCTTGTGGAAAGACTCTCTTTAATTTTTTCATTCTTTTTTCCAAGCTTCTCACAAGCAGCCGCTACATCTAATTGTTTATCCACATCACCTTTGCTGCCTTTTAGAAGCCTGAATTCTAAAACTCTATTTTTAGCCAGATCTAAAATGTCATCCATATCACTGGAAGTAAGATCTTCAGCATCAAAATCTGCAAAATAAACGTCCACCAAATCATTGTACAGCCTGAGCTCATCTTCTGTAAAAATCTCATCTACTGGAAGAACTTCTTTTAACATCTTCTTTGGTGTTGGTGGATTCTTTGGTCTTCCTGGTGATGCCATTAAAATATTTCCCCTAAAACATCTTCCGGATTTAAATCATTTAGTTCA